TCATCTGCTAGTTCAACAAGGCCAAGAGGGGAAATAGAGATAGTTAAGTCAGATGAGGCAGCCCTATACGATGGAGGGCTAAAATCCATTCCACCACTCACAGGTTATTACTCCCCAGTCTAATATTCATATGCCCCAACCCTATCATTTAAATAAAGCCTTGATTTTTTCTTTTCTTCTTTAAGTCTGATGTTTTTCTTTTTATGGCATCTTTTTTTTCTTGCTGATAATCACGCTTCTCCGGATCAACAAATTTTTTACTAGCTACAAATGTTCCGCCTTGTTTTTCGTACTCTGATTTTAACCACTTAGCTCCAGCCCAACCTAATCCTTTTCCTTTATTTGGATATTTTGTACGCGCTTGTTCTGACAAGCTGTTGTACAACTTTGGATTAGCTGGTGCATCTGCCATGTGGGTCTCCTAAAGGTAAAGGCGCCCAGTCCCAGAGAAGGGGTATGAGACTGGGTGCCCCCACATATCTTACTCTATTAGTCGGCTACTACTGCCGGATTCATACGCTGGGTGCGAGCACCTGAGCGTATAACTTCTTCGATAACAACTTCAGAGTGATCACCAAAGCTACCTTGTGAATACTCACCAAGGTATGTAGGTGCTTCAACCCATGCAGCTGAGCCCATGTGAGCGCGTTGCTTCATGGTCTCTTCTGGGAATTTTTCCATAACGTTTAGGTTGTGGTTTGGACGACCAGCTGGGGTGTCATAACCTTGATCTAAACCAAGTTGAAAATCGTTAGGTACATCTGTGTCTGTAGCAATACCTTCTTCAAAGCGAAGTGGACCACGAAGTCCAGGTTGTGCTGCAGCCATCTTACGTTCGTATGTTGCGCCAACTTTCTCAGGGAACTGAGGGGTTGGGGCGATATTTTCTACTGCCATTGTTTTGTCTCCTATATATAGGGATTGAGGGTCCTCAGGTATAAGTTTCCTGTCTATTTCGAGCTTTGTCGGCTCAAAACATACAAATCTTATTTTTTAAAAAAATGGGGAAGCACTAACCTCAATTGTTGGCATAACCATTTCTTGGGTTAAAGAACAGGCCAAGGCTAGGGAATCCACAAAGTCGTCGTGAGCATGGGCCTCATCGGGAGCCGCAACCAAGAAGTTAGGGCCCTTGTATTGAATTTCTGCATCCACCATCTGTTGGTAGAACTTCTTCCAAATTCGTAACCTACGAGTTTTAGCGTGGGAAGGCCAAGAAACCATTTGACGTTGGATAAGGGCCTGTAAGTGCTTCCAACGCCTAGATTGTTCACTGGGGCTGGATGTAACGCAGATTATGTCAGCTCTTGGCATTAACACTTTAAGTCTTCCAGCAACCGCATCACCAACACCGTTGGCATCTACGCCTATAGCAAGTACGTCATAGTTACCCAAGAAGTTAACAATTTGGAAGTATTGCTCTTCCCAATCATCTCCCTGGATTTCTAGCCAGTTTAAAACTCTATGATCAAAGTAACCAAATTCATCTGGTCTATCCCAGTCAACCCAGACAACCGTAACAACGGTTGAGTCCATTTTACGTGCGGGGTCAATTCCCACAACTACTGGCGATCTATGCCATGACCTAACTAACTCTTGCGAAGTGTCTCCAAGGTCGTCCATTATTGAAGATGTAACGAACATCCCTCTTTCCAACAACCACTTACAGTTGTAGGACAGCTGGAATTCATCTGAGTCTTCTCCAATTCGTAGCATCTCTTTTTTAATAAACTTTTCGTAATTAAAGTTAATTTTAGCAACATCTCGCCAATCCCACTGAAAATGATTTTGTTTAGCACGAGAACTTGTTTGACGACGTTTGTTTAACTGAATTGCTCTGTAAAAGTTATTTTTAAATGTTGTGGGTGTACCAGTCTTTACCATGGTTGCGTTATAGTACGCACCCATAGGAGCAATAGACTTTGATACTACGAAGTCGTCTGCTTCTTGACACTCATCAATAATAATCAAATGGAAAGACTTAGACTCAATCTTAGCTCTAGGGTTAGCTGTCATCATCATTAGAGTTGAGCCAGAGTTCTTAAGCTTAATGTTTCTCGTTACTCCTGGATTCTTACCAGGCATATCATCAATCTCTGGGTCACCCATAACTTCCATAGCTCTTTCGCTAGTTAGTCTGGAAACAGTACGTGCATAGAGAGTTTCAACCTGTGATTGAATTGGTGCAAACATTCCTACCCAAATACCGTCTCCAAACTTTCCTAATAGATCTGGGTACATCTTGGCAAGGCGTGGGAGAATAACCATCAGTGTAGCAACGGTATTTGCAATAGTTTCTGACTTACCGGACTGACGTGAGGCTAGGGCAGTTACTTCTTCACCATCGTTAATAATAACAGATTCAATAATACGACGAGCTAAAGGTTGCTGATACGGGTGCAGTTCATACCCAACTAACAACTCCATAAACTGCATGATCTTTTCAATTAAAGCTTTAACAAACTCTTTAGATAGTTCATCTAACTCATCTGGCTCTTCATCTGGCAATTCTTCTTCTAGTAGATCACTATCTTCAAACTCTACTTCTTCAAATTTATCATCTTCAAACTCAGTCACTGAGGCACTCTCTTACTTAAAGACTCTAGGATTGTGTGCAAAACCTCTGCACCCATGCGAGCTTCCTCTAAACTTTCCGCATCTCTATTCTTTTGCCAATGCGCAAGGTTTCTTCCAATTCCGTATAACGCCTGTTCTACCCAAGGCAATAACTCTGATGCTGGTAGGGACTCAACTCTTTTTTCCACACGGGTCTTTTCACGTTCTTTTTTCATTTGCTTTATCATGAATCCTCCTCTAGTGCGCCAAATCTAACATAATCCCAGTCAACTTCGTTTTCCGGTAGTGCTCTGCCTTTAATAGCATTTGTAAGGGCTTCGCCCTCTTCATAACTGGCATTCCAATGACCTATTACAAGAGCAAGTCTAGTCAGTGGTAGGCGAAAAGAAAACCCAGAACCACCCCTAAAAGGGTAATCAATCTCTTGGGTTTCTGCTTTTTCCCACAGTTCTTTAGGCTTTACCGGATAGATTAACGAATGCCAATAGAAGGAACCTATGTCCCTTGTATTCGCCATTTATTACTCCGAACAAGTGTGAGTGGATACGTCATTCTCTAACATGATTGTTTCGCAAACTTTACAACGGAACCATCTAGGCGCTTGAAAATTATTTTGAGCTGTGCCACCTATAGGAATTTCATCTCCACCACTATCTGGTTGTGGAATGTAGTCCGTTACTATTGGAGCGTTTTCAAATAGTTCTGGTGGGAATGGGCCACGAGGTTGATGAGCAGTTGCAGGTACTGGATGTCCCTGCTTAGTGATGATGCGTTCTACTCTCATTCAGATGGGAGTTCTGACTCCGCAACATCTGTAGGCTCTGCTTTCTTCTTCTTAACAACCGGTGGTGCTACTTCTTCTACAACCTCTACAATTGGAGCTACGTAAACAGGCTCTACAGGTGCCTCTACAGGCTGTGAAGGTGTATTCCAAGGTGCTGAGTATGTTGACATGTGGTATTCCTTTCATTTTAAGATTACCCAGTCTACAGCACGTTAGCGGTTGCTGACCCCCTGTATTTACTGTTAGGGTAAGTCAGTGCCCAAGTAATTGGACATAAAACCTCGAAGTAGAAAAAGGTTGCAGACCAGCACGGTAGACATAGACCGGGCTGCTCTAGTGAAGTGACAGTTCACAAAGAGTTAGGAATGGCCTTCTAGACCCAGGGGATAATGTGAAGATTAATGCAATTCAAAGATTTACTATATTAGGGCTTATAGCCTATTTACCAATTTGGAGCAGCAATGCGTTTGCTGTGCTCAACACTCCCCCAACACAAACAATCCAGATTGCCGCCCCTGAAAAGGTGGGAATCGAGAAGTATTCAGGAGCTACTGAGCTAACCCCTCAGGAACTGGTGGATCTTCTTAGTTTGGCTGGTTTTAAAGGTTATGCTTTAAAGGTAGCTTGGGCGATAACAATGCGGGAATCCAGGGGGCACCCTCTTTCTCACAATAAATCTGCACAATCCGGAGACAACTCCTACGGCCTATTTCAGATCAATATGATAGGCAGTCTTGGATCAGACCGTAGAGAGAAGTTTGGAATTACAAAAGACTCTGAACTCCTTGATCCGGTGGTTAATGCTAAAGCAGCGTTCTATATGACCGCTCGTGGAACTAACTTTGGTTCTTGGGGCTTAGGACCCGATGCCTACGACGGCACTCCAGAAGAAAGTGCAATTACTAAATGGATCGATGACTTTCCTAAGTAAATAGAAAAGGCCCCGAAAGGGGCCTTTTTTACTCTGCTAAATGTTTTTCTTCGCACATACGAGCTAAATCAGGGACTACATACCGCTTATCGCATAATGCGCAGGTATAGCGTTTGATGCGCTCCTTGTCATCCACAGGTTACTTATTCTTTTTATTACGTTTTTCCAAGTCATTTCGAAATTTCTTTTTAAGATCTGCTTCGTCTGTACGCCAGTTTCTTCCGTCTCCAGGACTGCGAGGTGGGGCAGCTTGTGCTTGAGTCTTTGGCTTAGGTTTAGGTTTATTTTCAACCCTCTCAAAACTTGCACGGTTACCTCTCTTAGGTAAACCTATTTCTCCCACAGGTTTTAATCCGTAATTTTCAAATTGTCCCATTTTACTACCTCCCCAAACCTGATCTTAATTCTCCTGCTCGACTTGCTAAACCACGCACAGCGCTTCTTCCTCGCTTTACAGCTTCTCCACCAACTTCTTT